TTCGGATCTGGTCACGGTCTTATACCATTAACTGGGAGGTCAGCGATTCCATAAAGGCATCGTCGTCCAAGATGGCTATGGCACGTTGTCGCTTGATCATTCGATCAGCTGCGGCCACACCCACGGGAATTGAGAAGGATACTTCCAAAATCACAGGTGCGATGAGGGTACTAATCCCATCGACGCCGGTGACTTCATAGTCCTTGGAAAACTTAAGGGTAGATTTAGCATTACCCCTATAGTTCCCCGAGGCCTTAGGAAAGGTCCTGTACAACGTCAACGTATCGCGAGAGGCCAACGAATGGTCCTCGCCGATGTAGACTGAGCGGTTTTGATATTCCTCATACCGCGTAAAATCATAGTCTACTGTCGTGTCGTTGTTCAATTCATCTACTGCCAATGTTATGACATTGTCCTGCATAGGATTTCTCCTTGTACGGCGATAGTCAATGGCCAAGTAGGTTCTTAGCCATCACTACCAAATCTAAGAGCTTTAGGGCGTCAAGCCTCAAGTTAAAGCTTGGGACTACCGGTCTGCTCGGATCGGGAACTCTCGATTTAGTGACAGAGATCTCACTATACCGTGTACCCTCAATCCGGGTCATGCTATCTTCTAGCATTTCTGTACCCGAAAAGGTATGGTACGAGTTCGTTAACTGGGCCGTCGTCTCCCATCTCTGGGTGATAACGTACCATGAAGCTAGCGCCCGCAACCCCACTTCTGGGGTCCAAGACGCTATAATCTGACTTACGTTCAACACCCAATCAATTACGAAGCTATATGGAATGAGTTCCCACATGGCCTCGACAGGGTGGTGAAGTCCCCAGTAAGGGAGCTTCGACAAAATTTGAACTGCAGCCAGAACCCCTGACCTGACGTCAACCTGGAGATCGGATGTACGTGTAAGGGTAGCCTTAGCCACCCAAGTACCTCCATAAGTCCAAGACCAGCAGTTATGCAAGGTCGAGGAACTCTCCTGGTCACCGTACGTTTTATGACCCCTAAACGTCTGTCTGGTATTACAATCATTTCCGCAGGTTTGAAGAGCGGACATGACTCCAGCGACGTCGTACACTAAAGGCCGGATGGCATAACGAACTTCCATATACCTGTCAGCTAACTCCTTAAACGTAACTTGGCGACGCAAGTAATTAACGTTGCCTTTACGTACAGCTCGTATGATCTTAATAATACGAGTTAGGATACTGCGCAGGGAAACTATGGATTTATCCATCTCGGCGGCAATCACAAGAGTCTGAACTTCATCAAGACTCATGTTAGACCAAGCCTGTGAAACAGCTTGATCTATTTTCGATTGCGGGTCATAAGACAAGGGATTTTGTAGGGTAACTCCGCAAAATGCCAACATAGTTGACGACGGAAGAGTACCCTGATTCAGGAAGGCTGTTCCATTGATGATCATTCTAGAGGGCGAACAGTCGTACTTATATCTACCGGTGTATTGGTAGAAATCGACTAGGTCATCCTCAACGATCTCAACGGTCTGCGTCATGGGGGAGTTTACTATCTTTCCCTCACTACGTAGTTTATAGAACCCGGCAGTTTCAATATCCGTCATTGTGCGAGATTCGGCC